GTAAATCTTTCCTTTATCTTCAAATGCCATATCAGCCTGCATAGGTAATGAATCAACGATGCTGTTAAGCTTCTCCAACATTGGTGATCCATTCATCTTAGCTATATTGGAATGTTCATTTCCAAGCTCTGATATGTGTAGATAGGGGTGTTCTACTGGGTCATACCCCTCCATATACTCCGAGGTTTTGCAAATAGAGAAGATTTGATAATCACTATAAGATCTATCTACAACCTTGGAGTAAATTTTCGGAAATTCTTTTATTAATTTTGACTTTCCTATTCCTGGCGCTCCGTAGAGAACAATACCAATAGGCGTTGTCCTCGACTTTGCTTTAGCCATGTTGTTGGCCACCACTAGAGCTCTAGTCAATGCTGTAACGCTAGTTTCCACTAGTTTTCGGTTAGCTGATAGAGGTTTACACGTTTCCACTAAAGTGTTACCCACTGAAATTAATTCTGTGAGTGTTCGGCGATACTCGCCAAACTCCATTTTGCCCTGAACGGGCAATCCGCGATAAGTCAGTCCTTCATATTCAAGAATCTTTCTCGAATCGTGTTTGAACTGCATTATAGGATCAGTAGAACGCATTATTTCTAACACTGACTTCCCTGACAGGAACGCTTTCCCATAGGTGTACAAGTTGACACTGACTTTCATGAGCTCTATAATTAGCGTGTACATTGTACTCCCTGATTTCGTTTCACCCAATATGGAACGAAGCTTGAGTGCGTAATCCTTGCCAAGCCATTTCATAGAGACAATGCTCAACAGTATGTTACGTAATGATGAAAAGAGTTCGCTCGAAATTATTTCCTTAACAACTCCTAACATCACTTCTGCTGACGACATTCCGTCTTCAAGATAAACAGAACATTTCTCTAAAAAAGGAGCAGAGTGTGCTTTTATAATTGGCCACAGAGCTTTGAGTTTTGCTACTATATACTTGAAGAAGTCTGGAAGAACTTTCCTCACATATTCATACATAGACATTGCAAACTCACTATAATTTGATGATGTCAAAGTTCTATACAAAAAAATGCCAGTAGCAGTAATCCACTCTTCTATGGCATTGAATTGTTGGGTGGTGATTAATCCCCTGACTTGTTCAAGTAAACCTAATGACTGTTCTTTAATGAACGTGAAAAGCTCATCGTTACTTCCAATGAGTTTAAACATAGATGTTACTGAAGGTATATCAAGAGATTCCGTCACAATAGGATCATAATTGCGTTTATTGTATGCTAGAGCTTTCTCTTTGTTTAGTCTGCGCACACGACGTTTCTCATGCTGCCTCTCATGATGGGCGATCTTTTTCTTATTAGGAGGATTCTTGTCTCTGGACTTATCCTTCTTCTGTTTGTTACGCCGATCATAATAAGCGTCCATATCAGTATCGCGCATTTCCAGCCAGTTAGACTTCTGGTGCTTGCGATTTCTGACACGTTTATCC